TCGCATCAACACCAACGTATTTGCTGAATTGACACCAAATACAACTGCAACATCTTTGATGCTCTGCGACGTGGCTGCACCTACAGAGATTCCTACTCCATTGCCAGACGGTGGTATTACTACTCTCTACACAATGCGTAGCACCTCTGGTTGGGGTATCCGTCCAGAAGGTATGACGATTATTTCGGCTGCCTATTAAAATCCTGCGTGAGGATTTAACCACCCTTCGGGGTGGTTTTTTGTTAATATATAAGAACTCTAGTGATGCAGAGGTATTTCTTATGACGGGGCTGGGGGTTCAAAAGACCCCGCATCATCAGTCCCGTCACCCTATTAGGGAGAATTAAAATGGATTTATATATCGCAAATTGCAGTAAGCAAGACTTTTTGTTCACATATATGTTGCCTGAGAACATTAGACCTTTTTCACACAAAATTCGTGCTGGAGCACAAATTAAGCTAAGTCAAGATCAAATTCAAGTCGATGCGATCATTAAACAGCACGAGTTGTATGGAATGATGGAAGTCACTAAGGTTAAAAAAGGCTTTGGCGGCTTATGCTATCGCATCGGCAAACCAATCAATGTCGAAGCAATTGAAGCTGGTATTAGCCAATCTGACCAAGAAAATATTGACCGCGCTCAAGAAGCTCGCAGTATTACCGCCGCAGCACAAGATCAAATCATTTCAATGAAAGCGCAAGAAATGGGGATCAAACAAAAAGGCGGTATTGAGTTTGAAATTACGGAAGATAAAAAGAACGCAGCCGATCAAGGCGAAAAGTTTGACCAAAGAATTGAAGTGGTTCACGAAGGTGAAGCACCAAAAGGACGTGGCAGACCAAGAAAAGGATAATAAATAGCCCCCTTGCGGGGCTTTTTCATTTAGAATATAGAAAATCTTTCTAGGATGGTTCTATGGCTGATCCAATTGTTTCGCCACCTTCTTTAAACGGCTTTATCGACTGGGCGCAAGCCGTTATGGGTATACCCACTACTGCTATGTCCCCAACTGATCCGGGCTGGAATTATGCTTATGTAGTGGCATTAGATATCGTACCGACCGATTTTGCCGCCACTGTACCTGATATTTATACTTTAACAGTCTATAACTGGGCTGGAAGTCAGCTATTGCAGTTCCAACAGGATTTGCCGGGGCAAACGTATTTTGCCACTTTACGTGCCCAATTTGGAATTAATAATTTCGTAGCTGGAGTTGTAAACGCGGCAGGCGATGTTAGTACCAATGAATCGCTTTCTGTAGGGCATGGACTGCGTGATCTCAGTATTTTAGATTTACAAAGGATTAAAGACCCCTATGGACGCCTAGCATTGAGTTATATGCAACAACTTGGCACTCTTTGGGGATTAACTTGATTAAGTTGCATTTAGGCGTCATAGACGTTCCTGAAATTGAGGGGACTACCTATACCGTTGGAAAAGTCCTTGAAGAAAGATACGGGTTATTTTCTATGTTTTATAACGCTCATCAACAAGAAATAGCAGATTTATTGGCTAAAGACGCTGCCATTGGATTGGAAATGATGGAGCAAGGCGCCCCAATAAAAGTAAAAGAAGTTTTTGCAGTAAGCGGACAAACAATTACCAATAAAATGCACGATTTTTTGACGACTCAAGAAGTTGAACGCGTTGCAGGGAAATACGGGGAATTTGGCATTCCTACAAAAGCAGCATTAGAGGGTATTAATACGCGCACCGTAAATGGCAAAACACCTAAAAAAATTCGAAAAGGTCAAAAGTTTAAAAAAGTTGTTACAGGTATTCGACGCCCTTCATTCATTGATACGGGAATTTTTGAGGCTTCTTTAAAAGGATGGATTGAATAATGGCGTCCGCAATTGAAGCAGCAACCGCAAAGCCCCAACTTGGCGCTGGTTTAGCCCAAGGTGCCGAAACGCTTTCAGGTAACGAACAGGTTACTTTTACGCTTTATGTAAAGCTTGTATTGCCCTTGGATGGTTATGTATTTTGGGTTAATGCTAGCCTTTTAACAGATTCAGCGCTTTATAATGCATCGCAATATAATAGACTACTATATGATAACTATCCTGAAGGCGTCCCCGCAAGACAATTAACAGCGTCGGGATCTTTTCATTTTAATCAAGAAATCCATCAATTAGCGGATAGAACGACAACGTATAATCACGTTATTTTTACCTCGATTCAGCCAATACAGGATTTTAATTTAGTTAACCCTCAATTCTTGTATATAGCAAACTATCAAGGAAATAGGTTTGCATTTAGTCGTAGAGAAAATTTTTATAAACAAGCGGATTTATACCATTACCGCGGCGACGCATTGTATTCCATTATGGATACGCAAATTATTGATTCCATGACTGGATTTGATACAAATAGCGTAATCGTATCAAATAGCCTTCCTATTTGGCTTAGTTTAAATCAATTTTTTCCGATGTATCCGTCTTATTTGGTAGAGCAAAACCTTCCTCCAGTCTACGCCGCAGTAGATATTGATCCACGTCAAACCACTGCTTTACAAGATTTTCCCCTTTTAGACCCTGAATCTAACCCTTGGCAGTTGACTAAAGATACGGTCAGAATTGAACTTTTTGGAGTTAAAAACCACGACGCGCTTAATTTTGTTGAGTATATCCTTGATTACAGCAGAAATACCGATAATATAGGGTTAATGAATATGCCTATTATGCAGGATGAAAAAGTCACTCAACCTGAAATGGGAATAATCGCTCAGAAAAAAGTGATTACTTTTGAAGTAAGCTATTTTCAAACCACAGTAAATAATATTGCAAGACAGTTAATCGAACATGCCTTTATTAGTTTTACAGAAGGTACTATTCCAGTATAAAATTAAGTAGTAAGATGTTGTTATCTCAACCAAGTGTAAATAAGGAGTTATCAAATGGCTATTACCTCTAATCCAACCGTTCAAAACGGCGCTGTTCTTACAGCTCAAGGTCAAAAAACTTTTTTCAATATTACTGGCTCTGCCGCAGTAGTTAAATCTACCGCTGGGCGCGTTGCTAAAATTAGCGTTGTTACTGCTGGTTCTACTGCCGGAAATTTATATGATGCCGCTACAACTGGCGCCGCTGGCACTGGAAATTGGCTTGCAGTTATTCCTGAAGCTGTTGGTGTTTATAACATCGATATGCCTGTATCAAACGGAATCGTCGTATCTCCCGGCACTGGTATGGTTTTAGCGATTAGCTACATTTAATTAGGGGGCATTATGCCAAATATTGTCAATGTCGTTGTCACCCAACAGGTGGCAAGCGCACCAAGTACGCTACAGCAAACAGGCGCGTTTATCTCACAAGGAGCTACTACGCTCGCTGAGGGAACACCTTATTTGCTGACTCAAGCAAGCAGTTTAGCCAGTATTTTGTCTGGCGCTGTTTCCATTACTACAATGGTATTAAGCACCGGAACTGTAACGGTAACTACAACAACTCCACACGGAATTCCTTCTGGTGACACTGTTGAAGCAACTATTACAGGAGTTACTCCAACTGCATATAACGGTACTTTTGCCGTAACATCTACAGGTACAAATACCTTTACATATCCATTAGCGGGTAGCCCCGGTTCCGTCACTGTTCAAGGTGTTGTCACTTTGGAAGATGTTGCTGAACTCGTTGCAATGAATAATACATTTTTTGCACAAGGCGCAACTACTCCAGTATATGTGTTGGAATTAGGTACAAATACAGTAGCTAATGGAATTACCGCTTTGGAAGCATATATTGCTAATCCAACAATAAAATTTTATAGCTACCTGTTACCGACAACTTGGGATATTACAGCCGCCCAAACAATGGCTAAACAATATGAAGGTACAACTGCACAATTGTACTTTTATGTAACTACTACTTTAGCGACTTATACGGGTTGGGAAGGTATTAAATCTGTATTTGCAACGGTTCAAAGTCCAAGCGCTCCATCAACTGAATTTAGCATTGCAGCTATTTTCTGGACAACATTAAGCTACAACCCAAGTGCAACTAACTTAGCTTCTCCTTTGGAATATAGCTATGTTTATTCTGTAACGCCATACACTACATTAACTAGCACTCAACAAACTCAATTGTTAGCCGCTGGCGTAAACTGGATCGGAACAGGCGCGCAAGGTGGAATTAGCAATACGCTAATTATGGGCGGTACGTTTATGGATTTGAATCCGTTTAACTACTGGTATTGCGTAGATTGGCTTTCTATTAACGTGGCTCAAGCTTTATCCGCTGCAATTATTAATGGATCCAATTTACCAACAAATCCTTTGTACTATAACCAAGCTGGTGTCAATACCTTGCAAAAGGTAGCACAAGCAACAGTTAATAATGGTATTTCGTTTGGGTTAATTCTTTCTCCTGCGACTGTGGCTGCTGTTTCATTTACTACTTACGTAGCACAGCATCCTAGTGATTATTCAACTGGTACTTACAATGGTCTAAGCTTGACATTTGTACCGTTGCGCGGATTTAGTTCCATTACTATTTACTTAACTGCATCTAACATTCCAGTTTAAGGAGAATAAATAATGAGCAATCCGCAAATTCAACAAGGTACATTAAATCGGCTACTAGCCAGTGTAGTCTATGCTAACTTTACTCAGTTAAATGTTACATCCGGCTATCTGGCTAGAGAAGCAATTAGTTTGGCGTTTGATGGTGATACATCTTTACTTATCGGAACTTTGACTGGAGCCGTAACCAGCCCAGAACCGTATATTTATGGCACGGTTACCATGCACTTACTAAGAACTCAAGCTCTTGGAGCGGCTTATAAAAACCAAATTGAAACAAATACTACTTTAGGATCTGTAACTGTTTATCCAGATACTCAAGTATTACCCCCGTTTCAATTAAATAATTGTGTTTTAATGAGCATTCAAGAAACTGCGTTTGATGGTACACAAGCCGGATTAATTGTCCGTTTACGCGGCGTATATAACATTAACTCAACACTCTTTGCTGCTTCTTAATGAAAGGCTAAAAATTGAAAATCGATCGTAATCTGTCCCTTGTGATGCAGGTGCAGACTGATGAAAATGGAACAGCTTATATTCACTCCACTTCTATTAGTCGATCTGTATTTGAACAATTTTATTCAGAATTAGGCAAAGTTTTTAGTCAATGTTTTGATGGAGTTAGCCAAGCCCATTTAGCGTTGTCGGCGCCCCAATTAGCGTATGCTGCTTTGAAATTTATAGCAACAAAAGCAGGAAATTGGGACGGCGCAGGCGGTGTAAAATTTGGTTTGGTTAACGAAATTATTCGCTTAACTAATGTAATCATAAATACCGAAAAAGGATGGGAAACCATTCCTTTTGAGGTGGCAGTAAAAAAAGAATTTTTAAACGAAGATGAAGAAGCAGAGGTATTAAGTTCTTTAGTGTTTTTTACAGCAATCTCCAAAGTCGCACCGAAGGATTTAAAGAATTCCTTTTTGGAGATGGCAGGTGCGCTGCGAAATTGGGAGCTTACATCCTTGGGTTGTATGGAGTATCAGAATGGCTTACCGATATTGACCAAGAAAGAAAATATTGGCAAGAAAGTCAAGGAATCATCCATAGTATCTTAGATTTCATAACCTATAAACATTTTGATGAACTGATGAAAGAAGTTGGCGGTAAATTTGAAGATGCGTCAGAATATCGCCAAAGGCATTTAATTAGAGCAATAAAAAGCAAGACTTTACTTTAGGAAATCAAAATGGCAGTAAAAAGCGTTATAGAAATTGATGTCCAAGATGAAAAGTTTAAAGCTTTTCAAGCCACGTTTGATAAATACATCAAACAAATGGATCAACAATCCAAAAAATGGCAGGAAATCAATAAGCATTTTGATAAAGTAAATAAGTCTGCCAAAGATGTATCTGGCACTTTTAAAGATCTATCTCTAACAACATCCAATATTGCTCGCAATATGGCTTCTATGGCTATATCTGCGGCAAAATGGATCGCTTTTAGTGCGGGTACTACAGGATTTGGTTTTGGTGCTTTAGCAGCCAGCGGTAGCGATGTTTATCGTAGAGCGCAAGGAGTAGGGGTTAGTACTGCTCAATTACGCGCTGCTAATGTCTATTACAGCAAATTTATTGATGCGGAATCTGCTTTAGCAAATATTGCGCGTATTCAGAGAACTCCTGAAGAATCATGGAAATTATTTAATTCAGGCGGAAATTTAGGAAAAAATGCTTTTGAAAATTTAGCTCCTGTATTAAAAAATATCCGTGAAGCTTTTATTAAATCTGGTCAAAATCTTCCTTATGCCAAAACGATGGGATGGACAGATATTGTTGGCGGCGAAGATAATTTAATTCGATTAGCAGCCACCGATTTAAAACGATTAGATCAAGCCGCAATAGACGCGTCGAAAAATTTAGATAAGCTAAAAGTATCCGAAGAAAACAGCCAACGATGGCAAGATTTTTGGCAAAAAATTCGCGAAGCAGGTAATGCAATTGAATCAAGTCTTTTAAATAATTTAGAGGGGCTAACTCAACCTTTAATTCAGCTAACAGAAGCCATTGAGCAAGCAATTGCCGATTTTTTAAAAAGCGATGATTTAAAGAAAGCAATTGAAAATTTCACTAAATTTATTGGCAGTGAAGAAGGAAAACAAGATATTAAAGACTTTTTTAAAGGTCTTGCTATGCTTGGACAAGCAATTGCATGGGTAGTTTCTAAAATACCGGGATTTGTTAGTGGCACTTATGAAGGCATGCAACAAATTGGCGCTTGGGAGCATAAAGTTCTTGGTAAAGATCAAGTTCAGTTAAATTCTGCTGCCCAAAAAACTGCAATGATGTTAGCCGGATTAGGCATAAAACCCGATGTAGTGGCAGGATTTATGGGTGGATTGTATGGCGAAAGCGGATTTAACCCCGCTGCAAGCAATAGCATTGGTGGCGGGCATGTTGGGCTTGCTCAATGGGGTGTATCTCGTCAAAAAGATTTTGCTCGCGTTATGGGTCACCCGTTAACGGCTTCTACTCCAGAAGATGAACAAATCGCTTTTATGCGCTGGGAAATGCTAAACACCGAAACTGCCACTTTAAAACAATTACAAAGCGGTGTATCGAAACGCGAAGGTGTAGAAGCAAATATTAACTATGAGCGCTACTATAACTATCAAATTGATCCAGTAGAACGAAGCCGTCGTCAAAACTACGCAATGCAAATTACTTTTGAAGGCGCCCCGGGCACTTCAATTCCAAATGCTACAGCGCAATTAGCAGGAACCACAGGAAGATAGTATGGCAACTACTGGAGAAACTTTATTTTCGAGCGTTTATGAAATTGCTCCAATTTGGCTTCAAGGCGGGCTTGCCAGTCTTTTAGGTGGCTACGCCCCCATTACCTTATTGACAGAAATGTTTGATGTACCCGGAATTGAAAACGGTCAATTTTTTGCTCATTACAAACCGCTACCGGGCGGGACTCTAGCTAAATGGGATGTAGCCACTTATCCATTTGCAAATTTCGCTACAGCCGCTAATGCGGTCGTACAACAGCCTTTAGAAATTAGTATGATGATGGTATGCCCAGCCCAAACTCAAGGCGGCTATACTTTAAAACAAGCAATTTTGACCGCTTTACAATTAGGGATTCAAAGTCATATTTCTACTGGCGGAACTTTTACGGTTATTACTCCCGCTTATACTTACTTTAATTGTTTATTAACAAATATTCGGGATATCACTCCTGCAAGCGATAAACAAGTGCAATTCATGTATCAATGGGATTTTTTACAACCATTAATCACTCAATCGGCAGCTCAATCCTTACAAGGAACTTTAATGAACGCCGTTTCTAATGGATTACCAACTACAGCAAATTGGACAAATCCATTAGGATTAGCCCCCGGTGAAAGCGTGATACCACAATGACAACTTACGTTCAATTTAACCCTTCTCAATTTGCTAATTTTCAATTCAATCCCACATTGGATGGAACTACTTATGTAGCAACTTGCACTTGGAATTTATATGCTCCACGATATTACATTAATATTTACGACAATTCGGGGAATTTAATCGTTACTAATCCAGTAGTAGCTTCCCTTGATGATTTTGATATTAATTTGGTTTTTGGGTATTTTAGGACTTCAACGCTTGTTTATAGAGCAAGTAGTAATAATTTTGAAATTACTCCATGAGGTCATATTCAGTTCAAATTACTCCTGTCGGCGCAAGTTCACCAATAGTTTTTAATTCTCAATCAACTCTTGGTGTAGATAACTATTCTTGTTTAAGATTGGATTTGGATATATATCAAACTTGGTATCATCAACCCGCTGGAAATAGTCATATAAAACTTTGGGGTGTTGATTTAAAAGATTTAGGACAAAAGGCAAGTTTAAATCCAGAAAGAATAAATGGCACCCTCGGTTATAACTATGCTGGCATTCAAATCGGTGTAGGAATGTCTAAGGGTTTACCCTTTGCACAACCAACTCAAGCTGGTTTAATTGTTAAAGGATCAATCTTACAATCGTTTTCGACTTGGCAAGGCACCGAAGTAGGGCTTGATATTGTTTTGATCCCCGCGCAAGTAAACCCTAATGCACCAGCTAATATCACGCTATCTTGGAAAAAAAAGGAGCAATTAACTACTGCTGTAATAAATGCTCTTAAAAATGCTTATGGTGCCGATACTCAAGTATTTGGTAGTTTTAGCCCTGATTTAGTATATACAGAAGATACTGGTGGACAATATAGCAGCTTTATTTCGTTTGCACGAAAAATACAGCAAATTAGTAAAGACATTAATAAAAGCCCTTCCTATGCTGGCGCAAGTATTACAAACACTACTAAAGGGTTTTTATTAAGTGATGCTACTGTTGCTCCTACTGGAACCAAACAAATTGCGTTTACGGATGTAATTGGTAATTTAACATGGTTAGATATTGCAACTATTCAAGCAAGAGTAACCATGCGCGGTGATTTGAATGTTGGAGATTACATTACTTTTGAACAAGCTATCCCCGTAAATAACGTCATCAATAATAACTCTCAATTTAGAAATAATTTAGCATTTCAAGGCGTATTTATGATTAATAAATTGCATCATATCGGGAGTAGTCGTCAACCCAACGGAAATAGTTGGGTTACGGTAATTGATGCTGTTTTTCCTAATATGGCGTTTTAATCATGGATTTATCTCAAAAAACGCCCTTTGCGGTCACAATTACTCAATATATTCAAAATAAACTTGATTCAAATCAAGAAATTTTTGGATTGCAACTTCCCTGCCGCGTGACAGCGATTACAGGGTCTATTGTTACAGTTAATTTTGAAATTGATACCGGCGGCGAATTTACTTTTCCGCCCGTTACTTGTGCTATTGCTGAAAGCAGTTATGTACAATTACCTGTACAAGTCGGTGACTATGGTATTTGTATTGCAGCCAATACTCGCTTGGGCGGCATCAATGGGTTAGGACAAGGATTAGCACCATTAACTAACCCTTTAAATCTTGGCGGTCTTGTATTTGTTCCAATTAGTAACGCAAATTGGTCAGCGGTTGATCCAAATGCTGTCAATATTAACGCCCCTAATGGAGTAGTTTTACGCGATACAAATAATAATTGTACTGTTACTCTTGTTCCTTCAGGGGTCACTGTAGCTATTGAAGGTATAGAACTTATTGTTAATGCTGGCGGAGTCACAATAAATGGAAATCTAATGGTTAACGGATCTATCTCTGGTACCGGTGGATTCCATGTCAGCAATAACTCTGGCGGCGGCGCGGCAATGAATATTGTTGGAAATATCGTTCAAACTGGTACTATCTCTAATACAGGCGGTATTACGACAAATGGCGATGTAGTTGCTAATGGTAAGAGTTTAGAAAACCATGAACATACTGTAATTAATGTTCAAGGCGGTACTTCCGCTATTGTAACAACAGCCCCGAATTAAGGATTGTTTATGAGAAGCTATGGAAAAAATGAATCTGGTCAATGGGTAGAAATTACCGAAACCAGCTATATTTGGTTGGCGACATTAGCGCAAACTTTAAGGTTAAATCAAGGTGAAAGCCCTTTTTACGCAAATTATGGCATCCCCGCACAAAATTCTGTAGCGACCCAAATTCCGCCAGATGTAGCAATTAATAGAACTCAAACACAATATGCACCGCATTTTGCTAGTTTAACAATTCTAAAAAGTCAAAATGCGCCTAACCCGACTTATAATATTAGCGCTGTATTCCAAAACGGAACAACCATTCAAACTACGGTGGCAACTTAAATGGCAATTATTACTTCAGCGGGCGCAATCCCAACTCCCCCAGCAGACTTATTAAATGCTGAGATTGCAGCGGCAACTGCACTATCCCCCGGATTAACTACTAATTTACCCGGAAGTTTAATAGAAGATCTAGCGTCTACTGCCGCAGGAGCCTTAGTTGTCCAAGATCAAGCTTATGTGGACTTGGTTAACTCTGTCAGCCCTGTAACCGCCAATCCATCGATTTTGTATCAATTAGGACAAGTTTATGGCGTTCAACAAGGATTAGGCGCAAATACTTCTGTTTATGTTACTTTTACTGGATTAGCGGGTTTCGTGATTCCTGTAGGTTTTACTGTTTCTGATGGTACTTATCAATATACCGTACAAGATGGCGGTATTATTGAAACAGGTGGACAAAGCGCAGCTTTGTATTGTCTTGCCACTACTGCTGGTTCATGGGCAGTTCCAGTCAATACGGTAACTCAAATTATCACCTCTGTTCCAGCAGGGTATACCCTTACTTGTACTAATTTGACGGCTGGTGTTCCCGGATCAGCTACTCAAAGTTTACAGTCTTATCAAGCACAAGTAATTCAAGCAGGAAATGCCACAGCTCAAGGAATGCCAACTTTTTTAAAAACGCAATTACAACGCGTATCCGGAGTTCAAGGACATTTAATTGCGGTTCGAAATGTAGGTGCAAATCAATGGCAAGTAATTTGTGGTGGTGGTGATCCTTATGCGGTTGGTAATGCCATTTTTACAGGGCTATTTGATATTGCCAATTTAATTGGATCTACGTTAAGAGTGTTAAATATTACTAATGGCTATCCTGCCGTTGTTAGCACAAATTTAAACCACGGATATACCACTGGTCAAATCATGCAAGTTAATGGCGTTGTCGGTATGACAGGCATTAATGGAGTAAATTACGTTGCAGTTGTAATCGATGAAAAGAATTTTAGTTTAGCAGTACAAATTTCTACAATTGTTTGGTCTAGTAGCACTGTAACCGTGACTACAGTTGAACTTCACGGTATTCCTACTAGTACCACAGTTACCGGAACTATCTATGGTTGTACTCCAACAGGATATAACGGCACTTACGCTTTCACTTCAACAGGTACCAATACCTTTACTTATCCATTAACGACTAACCCGGGCACTTCAACGGCAGTAGGTTATACCGATTATGACAGTACTTATGACGGCGGATATATTAACGGCGGCGTAGTTACGCCAAACCTAAGAAATATTACTGTGTCTATTAATGATTATCCTGATAGTTACAATATTACTTTTGTAAATCCACCAGAACAAACTGTATTAATTAATTTAATTTGGAATACCATATCTCCAAACTATGTAGCTCCAGCCGCCATCGCCGCTTTAGGTGCACCAGCTATTGTGGATTACATTAACAATATTTATGTTGGGCAACCAATTAACTTGTTTGAGCTTCAAAATGTCTTTGAAGCATCAATTTCAAGCATCATTTCTCCAGCTTTAATATCAAAAATGATATTTACAATAGAAATTAATGGAATTGAAACTTTTCCGTTAAACAGCACTGGACTTATTTATGGCGATCCTGAAAGTTATTTTTACACAACAACTTCCGCGGTAACGATTGTTCAAGGTTAAAAATGGTAACGACGAACCTTCCAAGTTATCTTTATCAGCAATATAATAACGATCCTGATGTATTGGCGTTTTTTACTGCTTATAATACTTTTTCTCAGACTAATTTAGATACCTTAAATAGCCTCAGTTTACCAATTTACACCTCAAAATCCGGCGCTTTATTAGATTGGGTTGCTTCTAGTATTTACGGAACACAAAGACCAATTTTGCCTTATTTGGGAACTTCTCAACCTGAGGTATATAACCAAGCTATATACAATACTACGATATATAACACCAATAAAGTATTAACTTCAGATGGATATTTCACTGTTAACGATGACTTTTTTAAACGCATTTTGACATGGAATTTTTATAAAGGGGATGGGTTTCAATTCAATACCGCATGGCTTAAAAACCGAATATATCGTTTTTTAGGGCAGCCAAATGGCATCGCATTACCTATTCCAGATACTTATGAAATTAGCGTTAGTTTTGCCCCAAACGATGTAGTTAATATTTACATTAACGCTGGAGCATTAGCGGTAAATGCGCCAATCTTTCAAGCAGCCGTAAATTCAGGTGCAATTAACCTGCCATTCCAGTATACTTTCAATGTCACCTATTAAGGCATAGCTATGACCACTTTGCTTTTTGCGAACAATGCGACCTCTTTGTTAACTACAACGGTAGGAAGCAGCAGCACGACCATCAATATTACCCCCGGAACAGGTTCTTTATTTCCTGATCCAACAGGTACGCAAGGGTTTTACGCTACAATTTATAACGCTGGCGCAACTAACTACGAAATTGTTTTAGTTACGGCTCGTTCAAGCGATACACTAACTGTGGTTCGCGGACAAGATAATACGTCGCCTCAAACTTGGGTGTCTGGCGATAGTATTGGTATGTATCCAAATGCGGGTACAATGCAAAATTTGGTACAAGTACCTCAATTACAGCAGGGTACTTACACTTTTGGTACGGCTGGCGGCAGCGCAAATGCTTTGACGGGAACAATTAATTCTCCGTTAACTTTTTTATATGATGGATTTTCATTTACTTTAGAATCAGCATATGCCAATACAGGCGCGGCAACTCTCACTTTAACCTTAGGTTCAACAGTTTTAACAACCCATCCGATTGTTAAAGCAGGAAATCAAGCATTAATTGGTGGTGAAATCCCCGCGGCTGGATTTCCATGTCAATTTACATGGAGTGCAACTTTTGGAGCTTTTGTTTTAACAAACGCCGTATATATTCCAACCGGTTTGACAAGACAAGTTGTTTATCAAACTTTTGGAGGTTTTTCATTTAATAGTTCAAGCTATGTTCCAACCAATATTACGGCAAGTATTACACCTATATCTACTTCAAGCAAAATCATAGCAATTGCTTCATTTTCTGCTTTAGCATTAGGTGGTATCGATCAAGGTGCAGCATGGACTTTATACCGTAATAGTACAAACTTATCTGGTGGCGCGGCTGATGGTTTTTCTACATTAGAAAACGGATATAACACTGGTAATAATCAAGGAGTTTGCGGATTTACGGTGGTAGATTCACCTTCTTCAACTTCCGCTGTTACCTATACTGTTTATGGTTCTAGTACAGGTTTATTTGTAATGGCACCCGGTGTATATTCTGGATCAGAAGGTACAACTCTTTCTACTCTTACTCTTATTGAGGTGTATTAATGAGCGCAACTATTACTGATGCAATTTTCGCATTAACCCCTACAGCGCATTTTACGTTATCTAATCCAAACGATTACAGCACTTGTGTCTGGTTATCCCCCGATATTCAGCAACCAACACAACAACAAATTAACGATGAAATCGTTGCATTAGATGCTCAAGCACCGTTTGATGCGTGTAAAAAACAAGCTAGCGCCTTACTTTATGCTACAGATTGGACTACTATTCCAGATGTAACTAGCACTGCAAATAATCCGTATTTAACAAATCAAGCAGATTTTATTGCGTACAGAAATACTGTTAGAAAATTAGCAGTAACCCCTGTTGCTAATCCTGTTTTCCCACCTGTTCCGACAGCAAAATGGAGTTCTTAATATGACATATAACTATGGAAGCCCTATCACTGGCACTTTGACTGGAACAACTGCTACGGTAGCTATTCCAAATGTTGTATATCCTGCAACAATTGTTTTAAATTCCGCAAACGGAAGTAGAGCTATTCAATTATCTTTAGATAACGGAACTACTTTTTACACCGCGGTGACTCCAACCGGAACCGAAACAGGACAGATTTATTATGTTTTAACTTTCCCTGTTACGACCATTAAGTTTACTGGCGCAGCTAACGATACCTATTCGATTCTTTAATAGCATTGATAAGGGTTTGCCATGTCAATACTATTATTCTCGAATCAAGCCCAAACCGCACTTGCACTGCCTGTAAGTAGCACTGACACTACTATTACCGTTGCAAGCGGTACGTCTATTAATTTTCCAAACCCAACAACTGGGCAAGCTTTTACTGCAACAATTGTTAATGCAACTAATAGTTTAATTAACGAAATTGTTTATGTTACTAATGTCACAGGCGATGTATGGACAGTAACGCGCGGTGAAGAAGGAACAGTTCCTAGAGCTTGGAATATTGGTGATTTTGTAGTTAATTTAATGACTGCCGGAACTGGTAGTGCATTTGTTCAAATTGAAGGATTGGAAGAAGGATTATATTCTGCCGTTTTCCAAAATATGTTTACGGTAACAGGTCAAGTAGATACTTTACCGGTAAATCAAAATGATTTAGTTAATAAAGCCTATGCCGATTCTATAGCGCAAGGTATGGTAGCTAAAGCAGAATGTCAAGTTGCAACTACCCCTTTAGGCGGCAACATTACTTTATCTGATTTACAAACTATAGATGGATATACAACTTTAGCCGGAGATCGTGTTTGCGTTAAAAACCAAAATAATTCTGCTGAAAACGGTATTTATGTTGCTGATTCTGGAGCATGGACTCGTTCAGCAGATATGTCTGTTTGGTCAGAAGTGCCGGGTGCATTTACTTTTATTGAATACGGCACTATTAATCATGGTACAGGATGGGTTGTAATTGCTCCTGAAAGCGGAACAATAGGTGTTACCCCTATTACATGGACACAATTTTCTGGTGTAGGAACTTCTGGTTATTCTGGTTATAGCGGTTTTTCCGGATTTAGCGGTTATAGCGGCATTTCTGGTTACAGCGGCATTTCCGGATATTCAGGATTAAGCACATCCGGCTATTCTGGATATAGTGGTATATCTGGATTTTCTGGATATAGTGGACAGCAGGGAACTTCAATTAACATTAAAGGATCAGTCCCTACACCAGCAGATTTACCTTTAACTGGCAACAATCCAAACGATGCTTATATTGTAGATTCTAACGGTGATCTTTATGTTTGGAACGGAACTGCTTGGTATAACGCTGGTCAAATTGTAGGCTTTTCTGGTTATTCAGGATTTTCAGGATACAGCGGTATTGGTTCTTCCGGATATAGCGGAATCTCTGGATATAGTGGTAAATCGGGCTATTCTGGCATTAGTGGTTATAGTGGAACTTCTGGTTATTCTGGAAGCGGTATTTCTGGTTACAGCGGCTTTTCTGGTATATCAGGATATTCAGGTTTAGGCTTATCTGGCTATAGCGGGATTTCAGGTTATTCTGGTATTTCAGGATATAGCGGTACATCAGGTATAAGCGGCTATTCTGGAAAATCTGGATATAGTGGCATTAGCGGATATTCAGGATTAAATGGCACTGCTCAAAGCGGCATTAGCGGATATTCAGGCATTTCAGGTTATTCAGGAATTAGTGGAATATCTGGGTTTAGCGGTATTTCAGGATTTAGCGGTATATCCGGTTATTCTGGAATATCAGGCTATTCTGGACTTTCTGGTTATTCAGGTATAAATGGAACTATTGGAATTAGCGGATTTTCAGGATATAGCGGCATTTCTGGTTATTCCGGCTTTAGTGGTATTTCAGGATATTCTGGCTTTAGCGGAATTAGTGGTTACTCAGGTAGCGGTGTTTCTGGATATTCAGGTTTTAGCGGATATTCTGGCTTAGGATTGTCTGGTTATAGCGGATACAGCGGATTATCAGGATATTCTGGTTCGGCAGGTGCTGGCGGTATTATTGCTAATTGGGGATCATTCTATGACACAACCAATCAAACTGCTTCAAGCACTACTGCATCTTATGTAATTAATATTGGAAATACTGATCCAAATAGTACTGGTGTAAGCATTACTTCTGGCAATAGAATTACTTTTGCTAATGCTGGTGTTTACGATATTCAATACTCTGTTCAATTTACCAATACAGCTACTGGTAGTGGAAATGATAATGTTGATATTTGGATTAGAGTAAATGGAAATGATATTGCAGATAGTAATAGTATTTTTAATATTCCTAGAGCACAAGGCGGTACTAACGGATATTTAATTGCTGTTACCCCATATACTTTAAAACTGAATGCTGGTGATTATGTTCAATTACTTTGGGCGGTAAGCACTACCAGTATTTCTATTGTTACTACTGGAGCACAAACAACACCAACTGTACCTGTAACTCCGGGAGTAATTGTTTCTGCGGCTCAAGTTACATATACTCAGTCAGGATATAGCGGTATAAGCGGATATTCAGGCATTTCAGGCTATTCAGGATTTAGTGGAATATCTGGGTTTAGCGGTTTTTCAGGAATTTCTGGATATTCCGGAAGTGGTATTAGCGGCTATTCGGGCTTTAGTGGAATTTCTGGCTATAGCGGATTTATTGGAATATCAGGGTATAGCGGAATCTCAGGTTATTCAGGCTTTTCCGGTATTAGCGGTTATAGCGGTACAAACGGTTCTGCTGGTGTTTCTGGATATTCTGGTTATAGTGGCGCAAACGGTTCTGCTGGCATTTCTGGATATTCCGGTATTTCCGGCTATAGCGGATCTGGTATTTCTGGTTACTCAGGATCAGGAATTTCCGGTTATAGCGGCTCAGGTATATCTGGGTATAGCGGATTTAGCGGATATTCTGGCGCAGGATCAACCATTACCGTAACTCCAACTAGCACTAATGCAACTTACTATCCTGTATTTAATAGTTCTACATCAGGAACTTTTAGTACCGCTAATGTAAATTCTGCCTATAACTATAATCCTGCAACAGGTCAATTAGATGCGCCTGTTCAAGTTTCTACTAATGGATTTATGATTAATGGAACAACAATAAGTTCTAACTATACAATTCCTACTGGGCAAAACGCTTTTTCAGTAGGAGCTATTACAATCAATAGTGGAATAACGGTAACTGTTTCGGCTGGTCAAAGATGGGTGGTAATCTAATATGGCAACAACAATAACCGCAGGAACAACAACAACTACTGCATTTACAGTAGCGCCTGATACTTCAGGTAATCTTGCTTTTAAAACTCAAGGTGGCACAAATACTGTTACCGTTCCAAATGCTACTGGCACATTAGCTTTAACTAGCCAGCTTCCTTATATTATTAATTATTTAGTTGTTGCTGGAGGTGGCTCAGGAGGAAGTGCAGGTGGAAATACAGGCGGCGGTGCGGCTGGTGGTGGTGCAGGAGGTTATTTAACTGGTTCTGCAACTTTAATTGCTGGAAATAATTATGCTATTACTGTAGGGGCTGGAGGTGCTGGCGTTACCACTTCAAGCGGACTTTCAAATGGCAATACAGGTAGTAATTCTTCTTTTTCAAGTTTTGCTACTGCACTTGGAGGCGGTTATGGCGCTTGTGTAAATGGTGCTTCACCTCTTGGTCAAGGTGGCAATGGTGGTTCAGGCGGTGGCGGTTATGGTGCTTATGTTGCCGCTGGAGGAAGTGGAACTGGCGGTTCAGGAACTAGCGGTCAAGGAAATGCTGGCGGTAGTTCTACAGGACTTTTAGCAGCTGGTGGCGGTGGTGCTGGTGCTGTTGGTGGTGCAGGTGGCGCAACAGCAGGAGCAGGTGGAGCAGGATTAGCTTCATCTATTACAGGTTCTGCTGTTTATTATGCTGGAGGCGGTGGTGCAGGAGCAAATTCAACAGTAAGCGCAGCAGCAGGAGGTGCTGGAGGTGGTGGTGCTGGTGGAGCTAATCAATCTAATGGAACAAATGGCACAGCCAATACAGGAGGAGGAGGCGGCGCTTCAGGCGTTGGTCAAACTACTGTAACAGTAACTTCAGGTGCAGGCGGTAGCGGCGTAGTTATTCTTTCTATACCAACTTTTTTATATTCAGGCACAACTACAGGTTCGCCAACTGTAACAACTTCAGGCAGTAATACAATTTTGACTTACACAAGTAGCGGAAGCTACACGGCTTAACAAAGGAGAAATAAATGGTTACTCAAGAACTCCTCAAAAGCCTATTTGACTACAATAATGGTGCGCTTATCCATAAAAATGGTAAATCTGCTGTTATTGAAGCTGGTAAAAAACGCTACAAACGCATTACTGTTGACGGCAAAGTCTATGCTTTGCATCGCATGGTTTATTTATGGAATCATGGTTATTTACCGTCATGTATTGACCATATTGATGGAAACAGAGAAAACAACGCAATTGAGAATTTACGGGAAGTTACTCAACAGCAAAATTGCTTAAACCGTAAGCATACAAGCACAAGTAAATCCCCGTATAAAAATGTTTACTTGCAGCCACCAACAAAGAATCCAGAATGGAAGCGTAACTGGGTTGTTAGTTTGATGGTAAATGGTAACAGGAAGTACATTGGTAGTTTTGAAGATTTAGAGCTTGCTGATTTGGTTGCTACCGAAGCAAGAGATTTATATCATAAGCAGTTTGCTAGAAATTTTTAAGGAGATTTATATGTCGCATTATGCGAAAATCGTAGATGGCAAAGTGGTCAGTGTTATTGTTGCTGAAGCCGACTTTTTTAAGACTTTTGTTGATTCAAGCCCTGGTGCTTGGATTCAAACTTCTTACAACACTCGTGGCGGCAAACACTACAATGCTCAAGGCGTAGAAGATACTTCTGCTACTACTCCTGCTTTGCGTGGTAATTACGCTGGTATTGGCTACACATACGATGCACAGCACGATGTATTTTATGCTCCACAGCCTTATGCAAGCTGGACATTAAATCAATCTACATGGACATGGGAAGCCCCAACACCTATGCCTACAGATGGTAAGCCTTATCGTTGGGATGAGCCTACAAAGGCTTGGGTTGAAATCACAGTTTAAGGCTTAAAATGAGCATAACTATCGCTGGCTCAACAGGAATAGCAGCTTCAACTGCTACTCAAAGTATTGACTTGCCACAAGGCACTACAGCACAAAGACCTGCAAGTCCTGCTAGTGGTGCTATGCGTTTTAATACCACTACAAATCAAACAGAGGTATATAGCGGCATTGCTTGGGTAACTTTATCATCTCAAACATATACAGCATCATACCTATTGGTTGCTGGCGGCGGAGGCGGTGGAGGTGCTGGTGGTGGTGGTGGTGGAGGTTTATTGACTGGAACTGTTAGCTTAACTTCAAATACTGTTTATACATTTTCTATTGGTGCTGGAGGAACAGGAAGTGTAAACAATTCAACACCTGCTAATGGTTCAAATACAACAGCATTAACATTAACTGCAATAGGCGGTGGTGCTGGAGGTCAATACAACGCTTCTTCTGCTTCTAATGGTCAAAATGGTGGTTCAGGCGGAGGTGGCGGTTGGGGTTCAAGTGCAAATGGCGGAAGCGGAACTTCAGGGCAAGGATATGCTGGCGGAAACAATACTGTTTTAAATACAAATCCTTATCAATCTGCTGGCGGCGGTGGCGCTGGTTCTGTTGGTAATAATGCTGTAAATTCAAGCACTGCAGGAGCAGGAGGCGCTGGAGCATCTTCTACTATTACAGGCTCAACTTTATATTGGTGCGGTGGTGGTGGTGGTGGTGTTCAATATGGAAATAATGCTGGCGTTACTGCTGGTAATGGCGGTATAGGTGGTGGCGGTGGTGGTAGTGGATTGGCTAGTGGTGGAGTTGCTGGAACTGGTGGCGGAAGCGCATTAAATTCTGGTGGAAATGGAAATATAGTTAATGGTGCAGGAAACACAGCAGGAAATGGCGGAACAAATACTGGAGGCGGTGGTGGAGGACAAGGCATATCTGCTGGAACAAGCGGAACAGGCGGTTCAGGCATCGTAATCATATCCGTACCAACTGCTAACTATTCAGGCACAACTACTGGTAGCCCAACAGTTACTACAAGCGGTTCAAATACTATTATGCAATTCACTTCTTCAGGAAGCTATACAGCATGACAACCATAATTAAAGCTGATTCAGGCGCAATATCAGGTATATCAGGTTTAACTTCTACTCCTGATAATTCAGGAACTTTAGAGCTACAAGCTACAAGTGGTTTAGTAAGCATGGCTAATGTGACAGGTGCTTTAGCTATTCCTACAGGAACAACTGCACAACGACCAAGTTCACCTGTAAATGGTATGCAACGATGGAATTCATCAACTTTAGTTTATGAAGTTTATGTAAATGGCGGATGGATTACATTAGCATCAGGTTATGCGGCATCTTATTTAGTTGTTGCTGGAGGCGGTGGTGGTGGTTATAACAACGGCGGTGGCGGCGGTGCTGGTGGCTTAGTAACTGGAACTGTATCTTTTGTTTCAGGAACTACTTATACCGTAACTATTGGTGCAGGCGGCGCTGGTGGAAATAGCGGTCATTACAATGGCTATTCTGGAAATAACACAACATTTTCTGGAAGTGGAATTTCTACAATAACCTGCATTGCTGGTGGTGCTGGAGGTGGATATTCTGCTACAAATCCAACATCAGGAGGTTCTGGTGGCGGTCAAGGAAACGGCGGAACAGTAATTGCAAGCGGAACTGCTGGTCAAGGTTATGCTGGTGGCGATGCTTCAACAAGCGGTGCGCCTTATTATGGTTGTGCTGGTGGTGGAGGCGCAGGTGCAGTAGGAGCTAATGGTTCATCTTCAGCCGCAGGAGCAGGCGGTATTGGAGTTTCATCTTCTATTACTGGCACAGCAACTTATTATGCTGGCGGAGGTGGTGGAGCGGCAAATACTGGTGCTGGAGGTGCGGCTGGTGGTTTAGGCGGTGGCGGCGCAGGTGGCACAAGCTCAAGCGGAACAAGTGGGACTGCCAATACTGGCGGCGGCGGCGGAGGCGCAGGAACTCCAACAGGAGGTTCTGGAGGCTCTGGAGTTGTAATCTTAAGTGTGCCTACAGCATCTTACAGCGCAACTTATACAGGTTCGCCAACTATTACAACTTCAGGTAGCAATACCATTATTAAATTCACAAGCTCAGGGAGCTACACAGCTTAATTAATGTTAAACTAAACTTTTGGGAATGATGCCCTAAAAGGATATTATGAAATATAGTGTAGTTATACCTACATATAACAATTGCGAGAAATATTTAAAACCTTGCATTGAATCTATACTTAAATATACCGATGTAAATGACATACAGCTTATTGTTGTTGCAAATGGCTGTACTGATAATACGATAAGGTATTTAAATTATGTTAGTACCAATTTCCCTCATTGTTTAATAGCACAATACTCAGAGGCTTTAGGTTTTTCTAAAGCTACTAATGTAGGTATAAAAATGGCTACTTGCGACAAAATTATTTTATTGAATAACGATAATTTACTTTTACAGCAAAATCAAAACGATTGGTTAAATATATTAAATACTCCATTTCAAGACCCTGATTGCGGCATTTCTTGCATTATTAAAACTTATTCGCCTCCAGCGGGTAAAGAATTTGCTATTTTCTTTTGTGTCATGATTGCTAAAAAAGTCTTTGACACTATTGGTTTATTAAATGAAGAATATGGTGTTGGCGGCGGTGAAGATACTGAATTTTCTATAGAAGCCGAAAAAGCCGGATTTAAAGTATTAGAGGTTTTTGATAAACATTGGGGTATTAATCAATTTACAGGCGAATTTCCTATATACCATAAGGGCGAAGGAACGGTTCACGATAAAAATTTAGTATCTGATTACGATGATGTGTTTTATAAAAATTCTTTAAAACTAGCTAAAAAATATAATCTTGACCATTACCGTTATTTATTATCAAATAACTATGAAAGAGCCGTATTTTTAAAAGGTGATCCGGTATTTCCAAGAGAATCTGCTCGATATAATTGGGCAAGACAAAATTATCAAGGATTATCTATATTAGAAATAGGATGCTCTACTGGTTATGGTTGTCAATTTTTCCCCGATAACATTAATTATCTTGGAATTGATTATGATCCGATTATTATTAATGTTGCTAAAGAGCAAGGATGGCGAGATCGTAACACTTTTATTAGTGCAGACATTAATAATTTTAATTTTACTTATTACGATACTATTATCGCTTTTGAAGTTATAGAGCATTTAGATAACGGATTAGAAATAATTGAAAAATTAAAAAAACATTGCAACAGACTTTTAATTTCCGTGCCTTGGAATGAACCAAAAGGTTTTTGGGGCGAACATCATAAATTGCATAATTTAAATGAATCACACTTTAAAGGCTTTGAATTTGAATACATTAACCATTCCGGTATTTGTTCATTAAAACCTGAGCCATTAAATACTCTTAATCTATCTAATTTAATGCTATGCAAATACTCTGCTCAATAGCTACAAGAGGGCGGTATTTTACGACTTTACCAATGGTATTAAATGCGGTAATTAATCAAACTAAATTACCCGATAAGATTATTTTATTTGATGACAATAATGAGCCGATAGACCTTAGAAAAGAATTTATTTATCAGCATTTATTTCAAATAATAGATGCTAAAAAAATTAACTGGGAAGTAGTTTTTGCTCCCAAAAAGGGACAACATCATATCCATCAAATAGCCAATACAATGGGCTATGAATGGGTTTGGCGGGTAGATGATGATTGCATTCCAGAGCCTAATGTTTTAGAACAACTTTATACCTATGCTACAGAAGTTCCTAAAGTGGGTGCTGTTGGCGGTTCAATATTAACTGCTCCATTAAAACAAGTAAATTCTGCGGGAAAGATTAAACACATAGATATAGAACCAAATATTCAATGGGATTACATTAAAAAATCTGATTTTGTAGAACATTTACATTGTTCATTTTTATATCGTGCTGGTGTTCATGATTACAATTTAGGGCTTTCTAGGGTAGCCCATAGGGAAGAAACGCTATTTACATACGGTTTATATCAAAAAGGGTATGCTGTTATAGTTGTGCCAAATGCTAATTCTTGGCATTTAAAAAACCCAGAAGGCGGCATTAGAAGTGAAAACAAAAAAGAATTATATGAACATGATGAATTTATTTTTCGCAATTTCCTCGCTTATAGAAACAATACTATTGTGGTTCTTAATTGTGGGCTTGGCGATCATATCGTTTTTAGTCGCATTTTGCGTGATATTGCCAATCCTCTTGTATTCACTTGTTACCCAGATGTTATTCCGGGTCGATCGATTGCAGAAGCGCAATACCTATTCGGGGACATAGAGCCTTGGAATATTTATGCCAAGATGGATCAGTGGAAATGGACTGATAGTTTAGAAAACGCATATAGAAAGCTCTATTTATGATCCTGATCCACCCTTTTGCTAAGCCCTTGCTAAAAGGTACAGAAAACCCCAAAAACTATCCATATTGGAGTGAACTTGTACAAGAATTGGCAAAAATTGAACATGTCGTTCAAATTGGCGTAGAAGGGGAAAAACAGCTAGTGCCTGATTTTCGGAAGAATTTGCCAATGAATGAGCTGCGACAGCTTATTAAAGAGTGCCGCACTTGGATCGGAATAGATAGTTTCTTTCAGCATTTAGCTTGGAGCGAAAGCAAACCGGGCATTGTGCTGTGGTCAGTGTCTGATCCTAATATTTATGGACACCCTGAAAACATTAATTTACTAAAAGACCGTAAGTACTTAGCTACGAATCAATTTCTTTGGTGGGAATACACGGAACACAATCCAGATGCTTTTGTAAAACCCAAAGAAATGTTACACTTTCTGTAACTTTTAGTGTTTAAATGAGAGGTAGGCTATGTCTTGGGAGTCCATAATCGCAGCGATAACGCTAGCCTACATGTTTATTAGTGGACTTATTGGTTGGTGGACAAATAGCATTTCCCGTAGTCAAAAAGAAGTGAGCGATGCCCAAGCGCAGTTAGCTAGGGATATGAAAAAAATTGAAGTGATGCTTCCGAATGAGTATGTTAAAAAAACCGATTTAGATCAAAGACTAGCAAGAATGGAACGTACGCTAGATTTGATAATGGCAAAACTAGACACTAAACAGGATAAATAATGTTCGCTAAAATCTGCGCCCTTCTTTGCAAAAAACCAGTTGAATCTAAATTACCAGAATTTCCTGTACAAATACCAGTCAAAGAAAAGAAAGAACTGGTTAAAAAAGCTACTACTCGTAAGCCCGTAGCTAAAAAGGCAACTACCGTTGCCAAAAAAACAACCATTAAAAAGAAAAAATGAAAAAGTTTTTCACCGATATATTGACGCAGAACGATAATCGGACATGGTGTATCGGTAGAGTATCATTATTTTTAGGGGCTTTATCGTTTATCGTTTTGGGCTTTATTCACGCCATTTTGAATCATTCAATGGATTTTTCAGCTTTTGGCATGGGGCTAGGGGCTTTAATTGGTGGTAGCGGTGTTTATGTAGGCGCTCAATCAGCGACAGATAAAAATGTGGAAAACTCTTCTCAGTAAAGCCATTGGCTTCTTTTCAGGTAATGTTCTCACCTACATCGAAATTGGGCTGGCTGCTGTGGTGCTATTTTGCGTTGGCTATACTCCTTGGCATTGGGAGCATAATAAGTTTCTTAGATACCAAGAAGAGCAAACGCGGATCGTCAAGGAACAACTCGCGGAAAACCAAGCCAAAAAACAACAACACGATTTAATTGTTAAAGGACTTCAAGATGAACTCGCTGCTAAAACTATCATTTTGCGCCGCTATTATGCTAACGGGCTGCGCCCATCAAGTCCCGGTACCTTGTTATCGAGATCAGCCACCACCCCCAGAACTGATGCAGAAGCCAAATACACATTACTTGCTGGACAATGCGCTGAAATAACTCTGAAATACGAGCTATTGCAAAAATATGAGCGTGAAAGACTAGGACTGCCAGATGACGAACAATGAAATAGCATTGCTTAAAACCATCGGTTTTTCAGAGATTGGCAGAGATTTATTGGCGCATTCTGACGAAGGCTACAATGTTCTGTATGGCGGAACACTTTTTCAAAGCTATAAAGACCATCCCCGTAAGCACATTACCATCAATGGGTTGACCTCTACGGCGGCTGGCAAATATCAAATATTAGAACGAATATACGATGCCTATAAGACTCGTGTAGGCGCCGTAGACTTTTCTCCTCACGCGCAAGATATGATTGCGCTAGAACTGATTAAAGAAACTGGCGCAGATATGTTAATTAACGATGGGAGATTTCAAGATGCTGTTATTCGATGCAATCGTATTTGGGCTAGTCTGCCTAATAGCCCCTATGGGCAGAGGACTAATTCAATGGCTCATCTTGAAGCCTTTTATGAAAATGTAGGTGGTACCTTAGCATGAGCGATTTTTTTGACGAAGCGTCCGATATGGAGGCTTTGCACCGTGAATTAGCTATAAAAGCGGTTCGTAATGAAAAGAAACACCCTTACACTGGGCACTGCCTATGCTGTAATGAACTAATTCCTCAAGGTAGATTCTGTTCCGCAGAATGCCGCGAGGATTGGGAAATGGAACAAAAGATTAAGAAGATAGCGGGTAAATTCTAATAAATAGGGGTTTTACATGGTGTTTAAAGCTGTTTGTTCCGACGAGGAGTTTATTGCACTTTGGAAAAAACTAGGTTCTCCTACCCTTGTAGGAAAAGAACTAGGTATAAACCCTAGAAGCGCAATGACACGACGACGAAATATCGAAATTCGATATAAGATAGACCTTCCTACCAGCAATTCTCAACGGGATGAAAAAAAGCCCCCACTCAAAAAAGTAGAACAAGCAGCCCATAACGTCCGAAGAGGCATAGACGTTGATAAAGTAAAGCGCATTATTGTGTTCTCAGACGCGCATTTCACTGATACCACTACCACCGCGTTTAAAGCCCTTTTAAAGATGATTAAGAAGTTCAAGCCAGAGGTAATCGTCTGCAACGGCGACGCCTTCGATGGACAGGTTTTGAGCCGTTTTCCGTCAATTAATTACAATGCCAAACCTACCGTCTTGCAAGAACTAGAATATTGTCGTCAGCACCTCGATGAGATCGTTAAACATAGACCTGCGGGCTGTCGGCTCATCTGGACGCTAGGCAACCATGACATGCGCTACGAGAGCTGGCTGGTCAACAAGGTGCCAGAATATAGCGGTGTAGATGGTTTTAGCCTTAAATTCCACTTCCCCGAATGGGAAACCTGCTGGAGCTTCTGGGTTGGGGAAAATACCGTTATAAAACATAGGTTTAAGGGTGGGCGCACGGCTGGATATAGCAATTTGATGGCAGCGGGCAACACAAACATCATTACGGGGCATACGCACGTTCTCTGTGTTAGCCCAATCAGTAACTATCAAGGCAACTTTTTTGGTATCCAGACCGGCTGTTTAGCTGATCCAATGAGTCCTACCTTTGAGTATGTGGAAGATAACCCTCTCGACTGGCGATCCGGATTTGTGATGCTGTCCTTTGACCAAGGTAGAATGTTAATGCCAGAGTTGATAATGGTTAGCGATGAGCAAAACGGCGAGTATGAGTTCCGCGGAGAAATTCACAAGGTATGAAAATCACACCTAAAATTCTTGAGTTTATTTATTTAACTTTGGCAAAGTGTGAACCATTTTTAAAATGGGATTTGCCTCCCAGTGAGTTATGCCGTTATGAAATTGTTGATGACCACAATGTAATGGCTACCTATGAATACGATGAATCAATGGCTAAACCGCACATTTTTAGTATATCTAAAGCTCGTTGCGGTCATTACGATACAGTGGTGCGATCTATGGCTCACGAAATGATCCATTGTTCTCGGCATAAATCTGGTAAATGGACGCTTCATGACGCCACTTTTAAACGTAGAAAAATGGCTGTGGGCTTGGAGCTAGGATTTGATGGTCATGAACTCTAAAGGTATAAAATTTGCAGTTTTGTAGACATATTGTCGGTATATGTACATTTTTGTCGACATTTTGTACAGATTGTGCGGTCTATTAACACTTATGTTGACAATGCAATTGCACCACCATGCCTTATTAATGACTCATAAATAAGCCTTTAACTCATCTAATGACTCATTAATAGGTCATTTTTAAACTTTCCTTATCGGGAAATTTGTTTCATATATTCTACATTTTTAAACAATTATTCCCTATCGGGAAATTTTTTTTTATTTACTTTGTTATCGTTTTCAAATTTACTTTGTTATTGTTAGCTAACCTATTTTAAAAACGCTTGTAAGTGCATGAAATTTCAATAAAAAGTCATGCAAAAATAAGACATTGTTGTCCGATATTTGTATATCTTTTTATACCTATAAGTATGAAAAAAGGTTGCTAATTGCAACCTTTAGGTATCACTTAATTTTAAAAAATTCTTTAATTGAATAAAACACCGAATTAAGCCAGAACTCGTTTACTTGTCTAACGCGTTCTATTAACTCTTCATACTGCTTGTAAGGCTTTTCAAAATCAAACATAGCAATCTCCTATTCATGTTGCAATGCAACAATTATAAAAGATTATCTAGTTGCCAGCAAGTACGCTCCATAATTAGCAAAAGCATAGCCAGCATACATAAAAGCCAAACCGTAATCGCCTTTAAACAGGTTCTCTATAAAAATATAGGTATAAATTAACCCTGTAACGACGATTAGCCAAGGTGTCATACGTTAGCTAACAGCTTATGGATACGAGCATTGAACCAACGGCGAATGCAATAGCTACGAGCTACGGAAATGAGCGTATATAGCAGACCCATATACAGGTTATCCAATAGGCTAATATGAAATCCAAATAACGGAAATATTAACAAATTGGCTATGTAATTAATGGTAAACCCTATTAATACATTTACCCATGCTTCAATAAAAGAGCCTAATTTAGTTTGACTCATTGATAGCTTACCAGCCTTGGGCTAAAGGCAAACGTAGCAGGATATTTGGCAATCAGAGCAGTATTGTTATGCCACTGATCCGGGGTTATGAAAGCAGGGTCAACTAGCGCGCGGATGTTCCAACCAAAGTTTAGATATAAGCATTTACCAAAAATATGCTTGGTGTAAACCCACTGAAATAACCCATGTCCTTTTACCAAAATATGCCCGGGGTTCTTTTCATCGCAATGTAGATTTCCTGAATACGACATGCCAGTAGAGCCGTCAAATGTCACGACAGCAAACCCATAAAAAGGGTTACGCCATAGCCATTGGACTTTAGACCACCAGCAAGGGGTATGGCTTGCTTGAAATGTTTGATCGCCGTCTAAGCTATTGTCTGGAGCTTGGAACCAAGACAAAATCTTCCATAGACGAGGGCTGTTCTGCCATACGGTGGCGTTATTGCACCAACCATCTTGATAGCTATAGCAAATAGCAACGATAAAAGCTAACGGATACGTTAGCAAAGTGCCAATTAAATTAATAATGACTAAAAACGAATACAAAATATAGCTCATGGCATTAATTCCTGTGGTGGTCGATCGTCCCCTTCGGGATAAGTTTTACTATATAAAGTTAACATTCGAAGATTGCACATGGCGTGAGCAAGATGCGGTAAACCAGACTCTTCGTCGTTTTCTTCACCCGCTTGCCATTTAGATAAATGACGCAAAGCGCAAGCCAATGGTACCGACCAATCCATGCCTTTAGCCCAATTCCATGCAGCATATTTTTGTTTACCATACGCCCACACTTTAGCTTCATCTTCCAAAGTAACCAACGGAATTAAACTCATGTCTGGTTTACCTGCATTGTAGCGAGCACCAGAGCCTTTGGCGGCGCTATTGACATCGCCAATACCCATACCCATTGAAGGATCGCCAACGCTAACGGTTTCAACACTAGACCCACCATTCACCAAATTAGTAATCGTAATAGATTCGCTCAAAATGTTTTCCCTCCCCAAACCTGTTGCTCTAAATAACGCACATAACTATCTTGATGATCGATATGCTTAATTAGCTTATCGTACATGAGGCGCCAATAGTCCGCGTCAGCTAACGCTTTAGCCAACTTTTCTTGCAATTTGGCTATTTCTTTTTCGTCCATTAGAACTCCCATGTCTTTTTAATTTCAATCTTTTGTTCGCCGTTTGTAATCGAAAGATCAACCATCCCCGCAAACGGAATCGGTTCCACGCTAGCGCCGCTGTCGATAATGACCGCAGGGCAGTCATTCGGTTTTACGTTCGTATTGTCGTTTAATTCAGATAATGTCCAAGTAGTCATGCCCAGCCTCCCAATCGTATCCCAAAGCGAATGGCAGAAAGAAGAATGATAGTGGCTATTACTATTACAGTAATAGCCACCTTATCAGCCCAACTAGTCTGCATAATTCGCCACCTGAATTTCTAGTCGGATAACTGCTACTTTAATCTCTTCTACTGCATCTGTAATCAATTTTTTTCCGACCAATCCGGGATTGGCGTTTAATACTTCAAGTTGGTTCAATAGCTTTTTAAGCTTAATCAAATCGTGCGATAAGTCGTTCATTTAATCCTCGCCACTTTAGCTTTTTGCAATGCCATCTCATAGACTTCACGCATGTCGGCATCTAAATCACGCATTGGAAGATTTTGCCAATATTTCCATTTGTCTTTGTACTCTTGCAACTCGGATGGCGGTACCCAGCCATATTGAGTGCGCCAGCGTTTGGTGATGTCAGTTCCAGCTTTAGTCCAAATATAAGGTGTTCTCATGATTTTTCCTCTAGTTAAATCAGTTTACGCAGCAATTTGTTTGCGAAGCTCTTCCCGTTCTCTCGCTGCACGGAGAATGGTGTACCGTTGATGTAAGCGCTGTACGATAGACCAACGCTTTGCACCTTCCAATTCTTGTTCCAATAGATTGCCTACTTCCTCTTCATCCAAAGTGGACAAAATATCGGTTAATGATCTCCAGCTATAAGTCTTTGCTGGTTGTTTCTTTTTAAGCCATTTCATTTAATGCCTTTCTTAATGTAATTAATTCAGCTTGCATTTCGGCTAACTTATCTGATGGCACAAGCACAGAGTTACCACGAATAATTTTAAGTTCCTCTATTTCAGCTTGTTGCTGGC